GTTTCCCAGTCACGATCGACCGAAGGGAGTAAAAAATGTGTAATCACATTAAAAATATAACTGTATTTGATCAGGAATTAAAAATTCCGTGTGGTCAGTGTCCTCAATGTCAAATTGGTTTCCGTTTAAAACGGGAAGAGTGGCTCAAAGAGCAGCTATACAAGGTACGCGAAGAAATTCAAACATTAAAAAAGAAAGGAGCAGTCCATGTCAAAATACAGAAAAAAAGTGTCTAAAAGACGCTCTAGCAAGCTTTTCACAAAAGGAGCTATGCGGATCAATAAAAAGAATGTTCAAGCACGTCCTATGCGTGGTGGTATTCGTCTTTAATCAAAAGAGAGGAGGGCGCAATGCCTTGTTTTCATCCTCTCGAAGCATACAAAAATCGCTTATCGGAAGCGTCTAGAGTAGGGAAGGCAATAGAATTTAATCCTTCTGCTGTCCAAAGGTCAAAAGAACCTTACGATCCTATAAAGCTTCCATGTGGTCAATGTGTCGGTTGTCGTTTAGAGCGCTCCCGGCAATGGGCTATGCGATGTGTTCATGAGGCTCAATTATATGCTGATAACTGCTTTATTACTCTTACTTTCGACGATCAGTCTTTACATGCTCGTCCTAATCCTTGGTCGGTAGATGTCAGAGACTTCCAATTATTTATGAAACGTCTGCGTAAGCGCTTCGGCGCAGGTATCCGGTTCTATCACTGTGGAGAATATGGAGAAAAAAATGGCCGACCTCATTATCATGCTTGTCTCTTCAACTTTGATTTTCCAGATAAAAAACTATGGAAGATCACTAAAGGCGGTTGCCGTTTATACACTTCAGATGCTCTTGCTGAGCTGTGGCCTTATGGCTTCTCTACGATTGGAGATGTCACTTTTGAAAGTGCTGCCTATGTTGCCCGGTATATCATGAAAAAAATTAATGGAGAGCTAGCGGAGGAACATTATGTCGATGAAGATGGCGTTATTCTTAATCCTGAGTATACCACCATGTCTCGCCGTCCTGGCATTGGCCGTGGTTGGCTTGATAAATACTTTTCAGATGTGTATCCTCACGACCATGTTGTCATAAATGGTGTAAAAATGAAGCCTCCAAAATACTATGATGGTGTGCTTAAAACTGAACGTCCGTATGAATTTGATGAAATAAAAGAAAATAGGTTGACTGGCATGGAAAAACATGCTGATAATAACACTCCCGAACGACTTTCTGTCCGGGAAAATATCACAAAAGCCCGTCTTAAGCTCTTGGTTCGTGATAAAATCTAAATAGAAACCTGTAGAAAGTGTGTGATAATATATATTGTGTTAAAAAAAGGTTAACAGAATACTATAGCATACTTTCTGCATCAAAAAAAGGAAAAAATGATGCAGTATTTATATGCAATATATGACTCAAAATCTGAAACTTATTCAGCCCCAACAACAAACCCATCAAGGGAACAAGCCCGGCGTTCATTTGCCGATGCTGTGAACGTAGTAGGGTGTCAACCCAGCGTTCTTTCTAACCATCCACAAGATTTCACTTTATTCGAGCTTGGCTCTTTCGACATTGAGACAGGAGAGATCAAAACCTATGCCAAAAAAGCTGTAGCTAATGGCATCGATGTGAAAATACCCGAAGAAACTCAACAGTAACCCCGTGGCTTAAGGCGGGTTTTTTAATAGGAGACTAAAATATGTACAACATCATGCAAAAATCACTTCCCTCTGTAATGGAACATAGTTTCTCTCAAGTTCCGCGTGCTCGCATTCCTCGTTCTAGTTTCCGTCGTCCTTATCAAAATAAAACAACTTTTAATGCTGATTATTTAATCCCTTTCTATTCTGACGAAGTATATCCCGGCGATACCGCTCAAATGGATTTTCGTTCTATTATTCGTATGATTACCCCTGAAACACCTTTCATGGATAATTTATATGCTGACTTTTTCTTCTTCTTTATTCCCAATCGTCTTGTACAAACAAATTGGGAAAAACTTATGGGTGCTCAAGATGACCCCGGCGATAGTATAGACTTTTCAACTCCCAAACTTACTTCTCCTGCTTCTACTGGTTATGTTCCTCCATCTGATTGGTCTTCACCTTCAAATGCTGAATTATCTAGTGCATTACAGGATTATTTAACTATTCCTACACGTGTTCCTGATTTGGAGCATCACAATTATTTAGGCCGTGCTTACAACCTTGTCTGGAATGAATGGTTTAGAGATCAAAATCTTCAAGATAGTGTTGTTGTTGATAAAGATGATGGCCCTGATACTTATACTGATTATCAACTTTTAAAACGTGGCAAGCGCCACGATTATTTCACATCAGGCCTTCCTTGGCTTCAGAAGGGGACTGCTGAAACTCTTCCCATTGGTACTGAGGCTCCCGTTATTGGTATTGGTAAATTTAATCAAACTTGGGATACCGGCACTCAAAATGTTTATGAAACTGATGGTACTGGTACTGTTGATTATACTCTTGGTTATCAACCTATAAATAATTCTACAAACAATCAGCGTTTTGTCGTTCGAGAAGATCAAGACAACGCTGGTTATCCTGATATTCGTGCTGATCTTACGTCTGCTGCTGGTGTTACTATTGGTGCATTATATGAAAGTTTTGCAATTCAAGATTTACTTCAAACTGATGCTAGAGGAGGGACGCGCTATGTCGAACTTATTAATGCTCACTTTGGTGTTACTTCTCCTGATTTCCGTTTACAACGTCCTGAATATCTTGGCGGTAAATCTATTCCGTTTATTGTCTCACCTTTGGCTCAAACATCTGAAACCGCTACTACTGAATTAGGTACGCTTGCTGCGACCGCAACTGCTGACGTAGATGGATGTCGTTTCTTTAAATCATTTGTTGAGCATGGTCATATTCTTGGTCTTATGTGTGTTCGTGCTGATCTTACATATCAACAAGGTTTACACCGTTCTTTCTCACGTGATACTCGTTACGATTTCTACTTTCCAGCACTGGCTAATCTCGGTGAGATGGAAGTCTACAATAAGGAAATCTATGCCCAAGGTACGGCTGATGATGACCTTGTATTCTGCTATCAAGAGCGATGGGCAGATCTGCGTTACGGCCGTTCCGTTCTTACAGGGCGTATGCGTTCTAACGATCCGGTAAGTCTCGATGTATGGCATCTTGCTGAGGAATTCTCTTCATTGCCTACTCTCTCTCCGGCATTTATTGAGCAAAATACACCTATTGATCGTGTTACGGCCGTAACCAGTGAGCCTCATTTTAAAGCTGATATCTATGGTTCTGGCAAGTGGATACGTCCGATGCCTCTGTACTCCGTACCCGGCTTAATGAACAGGTTCTAAGTGTAATAGAAGTGTGTTGTGCCGCGGTCACAAGACCGCATTAAAAAAGGAAAGGAAATGAAATGGAAAAAGTTACTGAACGTTTTAAAGAGCCTTCTACCTGGCTTGGATTGGGCGGACTTCTTGTCGCGCTCGATCATATTTTTGACATTAACGAGGCAGCTACTGTTGGTGCTGATATTGTCTCTACTGCCAATTCTGGTGCTCCTATTTCTACTATTGTTACCGTTGGTCTTGCTTCTTTGCTTGGTATCTTTCTACCTGAGAGAGGCAAAAAATAATGGGTCTGTTTAGTACTATAGCTCCTTCTCTTGTATCTGGTGGTTTTAGCGCATTAGGCGCTGCTTCTGCGAATAGGGCCGCTTCTAAATCTATTGATAAGCAACTTCACTTTCAGGAACGTCAATTACATAATGCCGTATACTGGCGTACAAAAGACCTCAGAAAATCTGGTTTAAATCCTGTACTTGCTGCTACTGGCAGCGGTGGCTTCGGTTCTAACGCTCATGCTGGTGCATCTTATACCCCGCAAAATGAATTTGCCGGGGCAGGGAACGCCGCTTCTACAGCTCTACAGGCTATGCGTCTTAAGGAAGAAATTAAAAATATCAAAGCCGATACTCGTAAAAAACAATCTGAAAGCCAAACTCAAGATAACCTTGGCGCAAAACTCGCTCAAGAATACCGTGTCTTGCGTAAACAATCTCCCTACATGATCAGTTCTGCTCGTTCAAGAGCTGCGCTTGATCTTATGGATGAAGCTGTAATTCGTACTCCTAAATGGGGTGCTCGTCTTAAGGCCTTGGATGTATTTGGCCGATCTCTTAACCCCTTCATGTCTTCAGCAAAAGACTTGAAAAAATAGAAAGGAAACGCTATGTCTAAAAAATCAAAACAGGAAAATGATGATGTACGAAAAACTCATGAAATTGACAAAGTCAGTGTTAATGATCTCGGCGTGCGTGTACGTGGTCAGCGCCTTCGTGTTCGCACTATTGTTCACGGTGATACCTTAACCAAACAGGCCGATCGCGATCGCGCCAATATCAACTGCATCCTTAAAAAATACGAGCGTACCGGCTTACTGCCGTTGCGTACCGCTCAACCTCTACAGGGCGATATCCCTGATGTAGATAGCTTCCATGAAGCGATGAATATAGTCGTTGCTGGTCAACAAGCTTTTGATCAGCTTCCTTCAAATATCCGCGAACGTTTCGATGAAAATCCTGCTGAATTTCTAAAGTTCGCTACCGATCCTACAAGGATCGTGACTGGGAAAC